ATGACGATTCTATTAGAACGATATTGTTCTCACTGCTTTAAAAAAAGCAATCAAAAAATCGCAGAAAAGAATTACTTAAGAAGAAATGTTTATATTTGTGATAATTGTCAGAACTTCACTTTAGAGTGCAGAAGCATTGGCTGCCAATGTATGACTAAAGGTGAATTATCAAATAAAAAGAAACAAGAAATTAAAGATCAACTCAAAGAAAACAAAGTTGACACAAATACCATTACAAATTTGATTAATAAACATACAAGCTGGGATGACGAATTTTGTGCCGAGCACGATGGAACTATTGGTTCATTCAAAAGGCTCAATATTTCAATAGATGAAATAAGTGACTATCACGAAATCATAAAAAGAGACAGTATAAATTTAGTCAAAATTGGGAAAATATCTGCAACAGCAATTGCTGTCGGGGCAGCGACTGTAGCTACAGCAGGAACAGCATCAGTTGCGGTTGCCTCTGCATTGGGCTCAACTGGATTATTAGGGGCTGCGGGAACCGGAACTCTAATTTCTACTTTAAGTGGAGCAGCTCTGGCAAATGCTTCACTTGCTGCGATTGGTGGCTCTGTTGCTGGTGGTACGCTAATTATAACTGCATGTGGTGCAGCATTAGGGGGAACTATTGGTGGTGCAATCACGAACAAATATATTAGTGAAGACTCATCATTTAGAATAAAAAAATTACATGACCACCCTGCAAGCAAGGAAATCCTATTTATCAATGGGTTTTTGCAGGAAAATGAAATTGATTTCCCTGACTGGATAGAACAACAAAAGAAAATAAATAAAAATACAAAAATGTACGGTACCTGTTGGTCTTCCTCTACCAATACGAAATTAGGAAAGACCTTAATGAGCCCTCTCGGGAAAGACAGAATAGTTGCTGCAATTTGTAATATTGGAGCAAAAGGTGGGAAATTTGCAGCCACAAAACTAGCCATGTTGGCAAATGTTGCATCTATTGGCTATACCGCATTAGCGAACGATTGGCATGTGTCAATGTACAGAGCAGGAAAAACGGGGGCACTACTAGCTGACATTGTTTCACGAACTAATAGTAAGAATTATGATTTTGCAGGACACTCCCTCGGTTCTAGAGTTATCTATTACCTTCTTGAATCATTAAAAAGCAACTGTGAACGGCTTAATTCAGATAATATCCACATTGAAAATATATATTTATTAGGAGGTGCTGTCGGCAATGACTCTGCAAGTTGGGAGAATTTAGCCAGCCTTGTAAACGGTAAAATATATAATTGTTACTCTACCAATGATGACATATTGAAATGGATGTACCAAACAGTAAATATAAAATTAAGTAATCCCATTGGCTATAGCCCTATAGAAACTAATTCAGAAAAAATCATCAATGTAGATTGTTCAGATATTGTCAACTCGCACTTTGATTGGAAAAAAAATTACTCCAGAATTCATCAACGAATTACCGAAATACATGCAGTAGCTTAGATATTTCTACCTTATGGAGTTAGGATAACCATCGGTTAGTTTACTATTATCTTAACTCTATAACTATTTATTGTGTGATTACACCTTTCTATAAAGGGCTCTCCTCACATCTAAAAAGAACCGGAGAGATATTAAACAATTTAGAGTTTACTAAACTTTAAAATCTCCATTTGCATCCACAATGGTATCCCATTGTTTAAATTCACCACTAGTAAGAACTACACAACCTTTTATCATAGTTTTGAAATGATTATTAAGATATTGGTCTTTTTGAGGCCCTCAGTGTCAATATGGTTGTTGTCCCTCTGAAAAATTAACCTGAGCGTACTTACATACGGAGTGACGCATAAAACGTATTTCCACCGAACTGAAAAACAGTCCGCCTAAATTAACAAAAGGTTTTAGGGAAGATTTTCAGAGATTAATAAAAAACGGGAACTAATAAGCTCCCGTTAACTATTTTACTGTAAACTTAATTACATGTGTTTGATGATTGTGTAAGTATCCCGGAAAAAAGTCCCATTCACTTTCAGAGATCTTCATCCATACTGATATGTATTCTGAGGAGATCGCTATGCGCAAAGCCCGATTTACTGAACATCAGATTATCGCCGTTCTGAAATCCGTCGAAGCCGGACGGACAGTCAAAGATGTCTGCCGTGAAGCCGGTATATCCGAAGCCAGCTACTATAACTGGAAAGCCAAATACGGCGGAATGGAAGCGTCTGATATTAAAAAATTAAAAGATCTTGAGGAAGAAAACCGGCGTTTAAAACAGATGTTTGCTGACCTGAGTCTTGAGTGCCGGGCTCTGAAGGATGTTATCGAAAAAAAGCTTTAAAAACAGCGGTAAAGCGGGAGCTTGTCAGCTATCTTATCGAACAGTATTCGATGAGCATCCGTCACGCCTGCCGGGCCTTATCGCTGAGCAGAACGGTGTATTTTTACAAACCGGATACCCGGCGGGATGAACCGGTGATACAGGCGCTGACAGAGGCGGCAGAACGTTATCCCCGTTACGGGTTTAAAAAGCTGTTTCAGATCCTGCGCAGGCAGGGTAACGGGTGGAATCATAAGCGCGTTCACCGGATCTATTGTCTGCTGAAGCTGAACTTTCGCCGTAAAGGCAAACAACGTCTGCCTGTGCGTAATCCGGTACCACTGGCAACGCCGGAAGCACTGAATCAGAGCTGGTCGGTTGATTTTATGCATGATGCGCTGATCTGTGGCAGGCGTTTCCGGACGTTCAATATCGTGGATGATTTTAATCGTGAAGCCCTGGCGATAGAAATTGATCTGAATATCCCGGCCCAACGTGTTGTCCGGGTATTGGACAGAATAGTTGCAACACGCGGATACCCGGTGAAAATGCGGATGGATAATGGTCCGGAGCTTATATCACTGACACTCGCACACTGGGCGGAAGAGCATGGCGTGATACTGGAGTTTATTAAACCGGGTAAACCGACTCAGAATGCCTTTATCGAACGTTTTAACCGGACATACCGGACCGAAATACTGGATTTTTATCTGTTCCGGACACTGAATGAAGTACGGGAGATGACGGAACACTGGCTGAGGGAATATAACCGGGAGCGTCCGCATGAATCCCTGAATAATCTGACACCGGAAGAATACCGGTTATTAGCTGAAAATAACGAAATCTCAAAAAGTGTGTGGAACTGAAACGGGTGTACTTACAATTGCGTCACCAAACTCTGAGCATTTCAGGAGTTTAGCGCCTTCCATCAGACGTTCGAAATCGTAGGTGACGGTCTTGGCAGCGATTGCCCCTTCCATTCCTTTAACGATTAAGTCTGCAGCCTCAAACCAGCCCATGTGGCGCAGCAGTAGATTGAAACCAAACTTATAACCCCATGATTAATATAACTAAAAAACACTAAAACCATGCTTGTATACAGGTAAAACTCGTTTTTTCAACCTATTGATTGCTTTGAGTTTTGTTTTAGTTTTGATAACCGGTATTTCTGTTGGAATGTCCTTTCCGTTCCGCTACGATAGCTTTTCTTAATTTACACCGAGGTAAGCATGCGAAAAGCTCTTATTGAATTAAGTGATGGAATGAAATATGCGGCACTGAATGCTTGCGCACAAGGAACTGGAAGATGCCTATTTATGATAATAATGTCTAATGATCTGAATACAGCCATCACCCCAGATCGATGGCTTAAAGCCATGAATAAATGCTATGCAAAAGCTGAAGAATTAAAATATGAAGTAGCTTACGTCCGCGGTGAGAGCCTGACCAGACCACTTACTGATTGATCTTATCACTCCGTCATGGGGTGTCGGGGGTCGCAGGTTCAAATCCTGTCATACCGACCAGTATTTATATAAGAAAACCAACCCGTTAGGGTTGGTTTTTTGTGCCCTTCAAAACGTCGATGGTAAAATAATGGTAAAACCACCGACTGAATACAACTACTATTTCGCCCATTCAGGTGGGCCCAGAACGTGTCAATCAACTCCACGTCCCGCGGTGAGCTTCGGGCTAGTAGTGCCGAAACACAGCTCCACTTAGATAATGGCGGACACCACGATACAGTGGTTTCACAGCACCGCCTGCTCCAAGCAAAGTCGGATCCCTGCTGACCACTGTAAAATGCCCCCCAAAAACCTGGGTAATATTCCTCTCTATAAGGGATTGAGCCAGAGCATACCGTATTTCTGCTCCCGAGCCTCAAATGCGTGGCGCCCCCCTTCAAGCACATCGCAAATTGCTCTGCGCATGCTGTTTGGTGCGTCATGATCGCCGTACTCCAGTGCCCCGGCTCGGTAGCTGATCACTTCTTCATCGTTTTTGGCAATGATCACCTGCTCTGCATCACAGTTCACTACTAGGTTAGCGTTATGAGTCACGATGATGACCTGACGGTACTGTTTTATTTTCCGGAACAGCGGCACCAGATTGTGCATGATGAAATCGTTATCCAGATCATCCTCCGGCTGATCGAAGACAAAAGGTGAACCAAACGCATCCGTAGCCAGTTTGAGACAGACGTAAAAGGTTCCACGCTGACCGGCAGACAGTTTCTCAACGGTTTTTCCCTTGTATTCAAACTCTGCCCTGACGCTCAGGTATTGCTGGATATGTTCCGGGCTAAATAGGAAATTCAGAAGAGCATATGGCCCTTGGCTGTTAAAGTATTCACCACGCCACAGAAATTCTTCAATGGTGAGTTTCTTATCTGGGCATTCCGGCAATGCCATTACAGGAGCGTTTGAGAGAAGTGCATGTAAATCATCAATGGTTTGCACTTGGAACACATCGCGTAGCCGTTCAACAGACGTCTGTTCAGCGGAAGCCCTGAACCGGCCACGGTTCATATGATCCAGCATACCGTTGTAAAACACCTCCACATCAAAATGTGGCCGACCGTAAATACGAATATCCGTCAGAATATCTCGGATCAGCACCTGCTGATCTTCAGTCAGGTGCGGTCTGGTGGTCAAAGAGGCATAAGCAGTATCGATAACTTCCTGCCTTGTCAGCAGCGTGTCAATAAACGCGGTAGCCAGTACGCCTCGCTGGAGTAATTCCTGCTGATACTGTGTCTCCCGCGCGTCAATAGTACCCAAGTGTTCATCTGCACGATCCGCCTGCATCTGATATTCCTGCACCTTCTCAAGTAACCCCGCTATATCCTGCCCCAATCCCTGTTCCTGAAACGATGCAATGATACGGCAATTATCCTCGGCAAGCCGAGTTGTCTGCTCGTCAATGCTGGCGAGCTTTATCCCGACGGCGGCGCCAAGCAATGACAGATCAGGGTACGGGATAACCGTGCCGTCATCGACGGCAGTATTGACGGCATCAATCTTCACAATTAGATCCCTAGCGGCGGTTTCAATGGCTGTTTGCAGCCCAGTGGCGTGCTTTCTGGCCTGTATCAGGGTGGCCTGCTGGCCGCTGTTGTCACGAAATTGCGCGATAAGTGCCCTGTTACGGGTGCTGGTCAGGACATCAATTTTTTCCCTGGCCGTTCTCGCAAGTGCTTCCTGAAATGCCCGTGTATTGATCGGCTCATCTCGCTCATTTTTGAAGGTAAAAAATTCTCGCCACGCGCGCCAGGCACTGAGGTTTTCGTTCAACAGAATGCCCGTACTGCCGCCCTCATGGTGAGGAGACAGTCGCAGCATTTTTTTAATCTCGTCGCTGATAAGACTGGGCTCCTGGCAGAGTTTTTTGATCTCACCCTGCGATACGTGAAGGTATTCATATCCTTCTGAATGCGCATCAAAGCGTACTTTTTCCCCGTTAGCCTTGTCCAGTTCAACACAGAGATTCTGCACATTCACTGCACGTTGCTCACTTCCCCTGGCGGCGGCTCCGGCAAACCGAGAGCGAAGCGCATCTAGGAGCAGACTTTTTCCGGTTCCCCGACCTCCGATAATGGCGACCATATCCTGGTTCAAGGGAATGGTCTGTTTCCGGAAACGGATCTCCTGCCCATCAAAAATTGCCCCTTCGACCTCGATCTTACTAAAGTGGGCCTTGGGTGTGCGAGTGGCCAGCCAGTCATCACCTATCATCAGTCGCGACTCGGGTTCAAGTAGCGCCTGCCGGAGTCCCTCAAAAGTCGGCATCGCCTTTACCCACGTATAACGCCCGCCAATCTGTGACACGCAGTGCGCATCCGAACACAGAAAGACGGGTTTGATTGTGGCGCCAGGATAACGGTCGGTCCGTAAGTAAAATGCACGATCAGAGGCACTGCCAAAAATGATCTGTCCCTGGCGGTCAATCTCGGTCGCGGCTGCTGCGGACCGTCCGGTAGCCCCCGGACGATATCCGCCGTAGCCGTTGGGGCACACGGCAATTAGAAAATCCTGGAATGGTCGCAGAGCAGAATTAAGATGGGAAGTCAGCTCTGACAGTGCAACAGTGATGGTATCGACACCGTGCCCGCTATCGCCAACGCTTTTCTCACAGCAGTAGACATTCTTCCCCCCGCCATCCGTCAGTCTGATCGGCAGACGGGAAAGGGCTTCATTGATGCACTCGGTTGAGAGCTTTTCTGAAAAGAGAATATGAATGTTAATGAACTGGTCATCCCGGTTCTGCTGATCGAGACGAAACTCCACGTTGGCAAGTACAGTGATCGCTAGACCCTGCCGAGCAATCTCCTCCCGGATGATTTCCAGTTCGTTCCGCTGGAAATAAAAATAGTTCGTTACGGCGATGAGGGACAGTTGATGCGCCCCCAGCGTGCGAACATAATTCTCAATATCATCCGGAGTATAGCTGTTGGCCAACCACGTCAGAGGACTGTGTATGTGTAAATCCCATTTATTCCATTGTGAGCCTATCACCGACGGTTCCTTCATACAGAAAGTGTATCGGCCATCTTAATAGGGTTAAAGCGTCCCGGCTACGAGATTAACGCACTCGCGTGGAGCAGATTTGATCCGGTGCACATTTTTCGTTTCCTGAGGGCAGAAAAATGAAGTGACCCGTTCCCCGTTGCACAACACATATGATTGTTAATACTTCCGCTTTTGGCACAGGGTGGCCTGTCAGGATATCCGTGCCGGACCACCACCAGCGCTACTTTATTTTATTCCTCAGTTTCCCCTACATGCTCTACTACTTCCTGCGCTCCACGCTCGGCCTGCTCACGCTCCATCTGTTCGGCCAGTTCACGCTGCTTCATATTCCACACAGAGCCCTGCGGCATTTCGACACGAACATCGAGGCGGGTGGATTCCGGCAGGTCACACGGTTCGCCGTCCTGATAGAAAATGCGCTCACCTTCCGGGGTGACCTCTTTCAGCCGCCAGTTCTGGAAACATTCCGGCAAATGCGCATGCTGACGGTGACAGGTTTCGATGATAATACTGCCATCTTTCTGTACGCGGTCATCGACATAAACCAGCTCAAGGCCGTTATTGTCTTTCGGTACTGAGATACCACCGTTTACACCCCATGCGCCATCTGAGTTATAACCGAGTATACCGGTTATATGATATTGGCCGGTGCCGGTACGGAAAACTTCTGCCCCTTCAGATTCATCGTTGGTCTCGTAATGGCCATCAGGGTAAATCTGAACGATTGGCGACGATTTTTTATAATATCCGCTACCGTCTACGATATACATATTGGATGTCAGGGCAACGACATCCTCTATCGCCCCGCCATTGTTACGTCTGATAGCGAGATAACTCCCTCCGCCATAGTTCGGAATAATCAGATGATGTGAAATATTATTGGAATACCGTGTAACCAGTGCGGTACCAAATCCCACAACAGTCCGGGGAATATTTGAGGAGGAATTTCCGTACCAGTACTGACCGGTTGGCGTAACGAAACTATTAAAATCTGTAATTCCTTTACCACCCGCCTCAGAACCGATACCAAAACCTGTACTGTATTTCACATATGTCTGCGTGGCCAACGCACCTGAGTCATACGGTATAGTAATAACGTGCTGGTTTTCTCCTGATGCATTTCTGTATGCAAACGTCAGCATCGATACACTACCGGCATGCGGATTGGTTTCTATCAGTACATATCGGCCATCACCTTTTACCAGATTAATGCCGGTGTAATCACCCGGACTTTTTACTTCTAATTCTCGGAAATGGGCTTTTGCATTCCCGTCTACCTTCCAGTTCTGATGAGGACCGAGGTTTCCGCCGATATCCCCGTTATCATTAACATAAATCCCTCTCGTTTTGGCCGGTGACTGAATCTGTGTCAGCTCCCCGCTTGTCAGGAGCATATTGTTAACCCATTCCCTTGAAGCCAGCCCTTTTACATCCTCCAGTGTCACCTTCTGGCCGTTCGGCAGCTCAATTTCCACCTGGCCGGTGTCTGTCATCCACTGCTGCATGGCCCGGAGAAAATACACGATATAACCCTGATTGGCTGACATAGTGCGGGCCGCATCCGAAATGGTATCCGGTACCGTGGTGGCGATGGAGTATCTCGCGCCGCTGAGCGTTACCGGGGCGTTGAATGACAACACCAGCTCGGTATCACTGTTTACCGCGCGGATCATCATACTGACTGGTGCTGTGCCGTTCTCGATGCTGATGAGTTGGCCTGGAGCCACGCCGTGAATGTTCTTTTTCCACTGCGTACCGCTGCCGGTCACAATCGGTGAACCGGCATTAATAGCTATGGTGCCGTCGGTGTAAATCATGGGGTTTCCTTAAATTTCAGACGAAAAAAAACCGCCGGAGCGGTTGTTGGAGGAGATTATTTATTTTGATTTTAGTTTTTGCGGGTCGAAGTCAGCGACGGTAACGGCGATAATCAGTCCTCTGTACTCTTGCCTTTAACACATGTAATTTTGTCAAATGCATCCATGCGGATCCAGCCATGCAAACCCAGAACAGGATCACCTGTACTGAAAAACCGTTTACTGTCCGGCGCATATTTTGTCAACTTAGCTGAGTAATGCCGGTTATCCAGCCCCTCAAACATATGCCCGGTGCAATCCACTGGTTTGATGTATACGTTATGGTTGCAGGCTGTCAGCGTGGTTATTGCAGCTAATGTGATTAATTTTGATATATTCATTCTTATATCCCCGTTGTATCTATTATCATTATATATAGCGGTATATCACATGATTCAAAAGATTGTGACGCATGCGGTCTGGAATACGTATCAACCAACAGACGTACTTCCAATTTAGAACCGTTCATTCGCCAGAAATAAGACTCGAATTCCATATATTCATCATAATTTGTTCTTTTCTGAGCACCACCGCCAAATACAACTGCACAGTTATTACCATTATTAGGCATTGTCATAGACCACATTGTATCAGGCCATAGTTTAAGCCGCTGAACATGCAGTATATTTGCAACGCCCCAGTTAGTATTATATACCACCTGATTGGTTACCGGGTTTATCACAACTATTCCCGATCTTTGATTACGCACCTTAACAGGAGCGTTGCCAAACTCCCAGATTTCTATATTTCCGCCGGGACCGTCGCGGAAAGGCATCGAGACAAAAGCATTGTTATTCGTATTGTCAAACGCCTGACCGCCTATTCTGACCCAGAATGATGATCTGGCTGCGATCATTTGTGTGTTCGGATGAACTCTGGCAGGAAAATAAACCTCTTTGATGGTTCCCTGTCCGGCATCCTGTACTTTCGGACAATGAAATGACTGCTTTCTGATTAACCCTAACGCTATATTAGTGCCGTCAACTTGCATCCGGCCGGTGTCACCAAAACATATAAAACCGTGTTTCATGATTTTACACCATATAATATACGCATATAAGTTTCCCTGGCTCTCTGTTCGTCGTTTCGCCTTAAATTACCCTCAAAAATAATAACGCCATTCTCAACCCGGCAATCGCACCAGCCGTTATGATTGAACCAAAAGCTCGGATTAACCCAGACAAAAATCTCCCCCATAGGGAGCAGGTTCCGGTGATCCCAGCTGTATTTAAACTGACCGACCGGTGCAGGATTAATATCATGCCAACCGACGAATCGACCGAGTCTTTTACCGGAATCTAATATTTTATTACCGCGCTCATCATATACAATAATCCCGTGAGCCATATTAATACCCCGATATATCACCAATAATGACCGTCAGCCGGTTATTGTCATATACTTTAATACCGCCCGCTGTAATACCGGTACCGTTTGTTGTTGTTCCGTCAAAGAACTCAAATTTATTAGCCTTTGCATCCAGAATAAAACCCTGTTTACCCGGCACATAGTTCTCCGACTGCATTTTGTCAGTGACAACCACACTGTTAAGCCATGCCTGATTAATGAACGCCTCACGCATAAAGACCTGTCCGTCCTTCATGTACATGAACAGATCCATCGATTTCTTTACCGGATTATAAAACGCAAACTGCTGTGCGTTAAACCCGATAAGCGTGTTCACCTGGCCGCCTTTAAGCTCGGCTCCGATCATCATACCGGCGGAATAATCCTCACCGTTATAACGGATCCGGACTTTCATATCGTGAACAACAGATGCTTCACCGGCGGCCATGTCCCACTGCGCGCGAATGGAGTTTTGTGCCATGGCGAAACCGTCGTCTGCAGTCACCTTAACCGCATCCAGTTTCTCTGCAAATGCAGTCGTTTCCGTGACCGTGTAGTTGCGGACTTCGATAATTTCCGCTTTCATCGCGCCGGTTTCGCGCTGCCAGTAGCCCCACTGGCCGTAGGCGTTGTTGGCGTTGTTGATAATGGCCTCAAAATTATCATCCGCCTGCGACTGCAGGTCTTTGATAATTTGTGAATCACCCAGCCCGGCAGCCACTTCATCAATAATGGTCGATGCATCGAACTCGGCCACACCGCGTACAAACTCAGTCCAGGGGGACTGGTTACCGGTTTTATCCACCAGCCGGGCACGGAAATAAAACGCGGTACCGGCGGCCAGACCGGCAAGCTCATGAGAGCGGGATGGGTACGGCACATCGGCCAGCAGTAACAGATTCTGGCCATCGTTGGTTTTGCTGTACTGAATTTCGGTTTTCAGGGTGTCTTCCGTGAATTTCCCGAACTCCCAATTCAGTTTGATCCCGAATACCAGCGTGGACGCCCGGAAGTTCAGTGGCATCGGCGGATCACCCACCTTGCCGGTCAGCCGGGTTTCCTCTGAATATCCCCAGCCGCTGGAGATTTCTGCCGCGTTAATCGCCCTGACCCGCACCAGATAACGGCCTGAATAGACCCCGGGCACGTCAAATGAAGTCGTGGCATTGCGCGGCACATTGATCCAGTTGCCGTCATCGCGCCGCCACTGCGCCTCATAGGCAATGGCATTCTCTGCCGGTGACCAGGTTACCTGCATGGTTTCAATGCTGATCCCCTGATTCACGACAGAATAAGAGCTGACAGTGATATCTTTCGGCGGGAACTGGTTGCCGGGCGGAATAACACTGATCGGACGTTCATCGAGTACCGCGCCGGTATCTATCCGGTCGTATTTATCCGGATCATGCATGGCCGCCGATATCGTGAACGTGCCGTCATCATTCTCAGTCACGCTCACCACCCGGTACTGCTGGGCATACAGCTCGTCTGATTCTGTCACCCAGACACATTCCGGTTCCGGCGTTTCGCTGTATTCTGTGGTAACGGTGATCACGTTATCCGTGACCATCTGGATAGTGCGGGCCTGTGATTTACCGGACGGCAGATTCAGCATCAGCCGGTCGCCCGGCGCGGCATCCGGCTTGCGGTCGAGGGTGATACTCCGGCCATTCACCGCACTGACGCGGCCGCCGGTCACTTTCCCTGATAAGTTTTCATCCGCCACCGCAATGATGTAGCCCGGCTGCGGGATATTGCCGTCCATCCCCACACCGAATGTCACCACGCGGTCTTTGTTGTTGGTCAGAATGCCCCAGCGGCCTTTGCGGTTGGCCTCTGACTGCCGGGTACAGCCGATCGCCGTCATTTCCAGCTGATTAAAGCCGAACCGGTAAACCAGCTCATTTTCAAACACCGGCTCCATCGCGTCAGCATAACCGTTCAGCGGATCTGAGTACGACACCAGCGCGGAGGAATAGCGGGCCTTACTGCTGCTGCCGGAATAGGTGAATTTACCGTCCAGCACGTTGGCTTTGGTGTAGCTGTAATCAATGTCGCGCGGCATATCCGCCAGGGTGATAATCTGGTTTCCGCCCCAGTAGGTCATGCCCCGGAAGATGGCCGCAAAATCCCGCAGCACGGTATAGGCTTCATTGCGATCCTGCACATACACATCACAGATATAGCGCGGCTCAGTGCCGCTGCCACCTTTGCCGTCCGGTACCGGCTGGTCACAATACTGCGCAACGCGGTACAACTCCCATTTATCGATATTCTGAATTTTGATACGGTCACCGAGGCCGAAACGATCGGAAATCACGATATCGTAAAAGACCCAGGCCGGGTTATTGGTCCATGCCCATTTAAACGAACCGTCCCAGGTACCGGAATACGTCCGGTGCTCCGGGTCATAGTTTGACGGTACACGGATGATCCGCATCTTCGGCTCGCAGGTGACCTGCGGGATGGAGCCGTTAAACTGTTTTGAGTCAAACTCAATATACAGCAGCGCGGTGTGCGGATAGGTCAGTTTGGCATCAATCACCTCGGTGTAACTCTGCAGCACCATGGTGTCACCAATTTTTGCGCTGTTGGCATCTGCCGTGATTTTACGCACACGCAGTGTCCAGGATGTGGCCGACTGTGGCAGATCAATGCGGTGAGTACGCTCATAACCGGAAGTTGTTTTGCCCTTTACACGTCCGTCCACAACGGTTTTCCAGCTCCCGCCGTCAGTCTGTAAATCAATGGTGTATGCCACCTCGTTACCGACCATATCCCCGTTATCCTCCTGGCGGAACAGGGACGGCCATTTAAGGCGGATGCGGACAGCGGATAATTGCGGGTTGGTGAATGCGTGCGCCCACGGTGTGCTGCTCTGCACGGTAGTCCCAACAGTGATTTCATTCTCCGCCGCCGGCATCCCCTGAATATAGGTTTGTGCCTGGGTGCCGGGGCGGTATTCCCACACCACACCGGGAAAGTTTTCCGACCCGTCAGCGTTCAGCAGCGGCGTACCATCCAGAAAGATATTCTTCCCGGTCAGCTCACCGGCAAATTCCCCTTCACCGAGGGCGATCAGCAATTTTGCTTTGGCAACGGACTGTAAGTCGTCCGGCTGTTCGACTGGCGTGCGCGGGCTACCGCCACCACCTTTGCGGCCTGTGATTTGTGTCATTGTGGGATTCCTGCTGAAAAACTGAGAAAGGATTACTGCTGATCTTCGACGTAAATACCGGCTGAGATAACGGCTCCGCCGATGCGGCGCTTACCGTAACCGATCGGTACCGGGTAGCCCTGAGAAACGGTGTTCGTCGGGGCACCGAACGCATAAGACGGTTTATTTTCGCCCTGGTCTTTCATGGCGATCCCGTTTGGTTGCGGGGACAACATCTGAATAATGCCGCCCAGAGCCATAGCTGACCCCATGCTGTAAAGAAATGGGGACGCAAAAGCCAGTGGGGTAAAGCTTAATCCAAACCCAACGGCCACCAGCACTGCACCGAAAATAGTCTGGAATAATCCGCCCCGCTTGCTTCCGATAACCACTGGCATAATTTTGATCACATCATCAGTAGCCGGAAATCCCAGATCATCTTCACCGATATTTTTTTTACCTCGGAACAAAGCATAAGTCAGCCCGCGCGATTTACTGGTATTCAGGAATTGTTCAAAACCAGGAATAGTGCAACATAGCGCCCGAATAGCTTCTGATGTAGTGCTTATTAAACGCTGATGCGTTTTGCCAAAAGTTTTACCTAACACACCACCCAGTTCTATTTTCACCATGATTTCTTGTGACATATTTACCCCATAAAAAAACCCGCACTTAAGCGGGTTATTTGTTAATTTAGATTGTTATTTAATTTAACGTAGTTGGCTTTATATCCATATTCCCGTAGGCATCAGTGAAAATTCTGTAAAATTTACTTTCACCCGCTTTCACTGATATATCTCTTTCTTCACGCATTCCACCAAAAGAACACAGCCCCTTACCATCCAAGGCAGCACCAACAATCCGCTCTCCTGGTGGTACATAAAACTCAGCCTTCTCACCGGTATCTAATCTGGCAACAGATTTACCATCAATAAAAACTGTTGCGTAACATGCTCCCCCGGTATTTCCGGAATCTCTCACTATAGTGACTTTCGCGGAATCATTATTCTTTTGCTGTAATCCTGTCACTCTATCCTGAGGGGCAAATTTTGCATTTTGGGGAGATACTTGCGTTGTGGCACAGCCAGAAATAAATAATATCGCCAAGAGCGTAATAACCTTTTTCACAAATTCCCCCTAATATATTTTATATGCTGCAAAAATATCGTGATATAAGGGTAGCTACCAGTGTTCATTTTGTCATGTGTAATTTATGTCTCAGCACCATAACTGTGCGATCACGCCAATAACCGCCATACGGAACCCGCTGACTCAGGTGTCCGTACAAATGATGCAGCAGCATATTATCACCCAGCAGAATACCGGCATGATTGGCGACCGGTGCCTGTACCTGCATCACTATCACATCACCGGGTTGCGGATCATCAACCTGAATAAATCCCGCTTCCCGCCAGTTATCGGCGTAACGGTTTTCGCCCTGCTCCCACCAGGGATAGTCGACCCGGTAATCCGGCAGTTCAATGCCGCGCTCTTGCCTGAACCAACTCATTACCAGCCCCCAGCAGTCCGTAAACCCGAGCACAAAAGGTCGCCCAAGTAATGGCTGCTCACCGCGTGGCTGAACAGTCCGCAGATCCCCCTCCGGCCAGCTGACGATATACCACGGCACACCGAGGGCATCGCACTGTGCGTTATCCAGTTCTGACGGCCGGGTGGTGGCATCCGGATGACTGTGAACAATACCGGTCACCGTTCCCCAATCCTCCGCAGCGGCGTAATCCTCCGGCGATAATACAAAATGCTCTTCCGGTGTGGCCGCGATATTACGGCAGGGAAAGTATTTCACCACCCGGGATTTTTGCGCGATCACCCCGCAGCACTCGCGGGGGTATTCACGTTCTGCGTGGGCAAAAATGGCCGCCTGAATGTTTTTACGCATCGTTATTTCCTCAGCAATGAGGTTCCCGGAAAGCCGCCGAACGGGATCGGATTATTTTTCCCGAAACGGGGAAAGCAACCGGTATTCAACATGCCGCTGCACTGATCCTGTGCCGGGTCATCCACGCGGTTGCCGTGTTTGTCAAAATACCCGTTCTGCCCGGCATAATCACAGCCGTCACCGGATTTGTATTTGCCACGTATGCACCAGGTACACATTGCATGCAGTTGCCGCGTCGGGATCAGTACCCCCTGCAAATCCATCGGACTGGCTAAATCAAACTCGATAACCTCATTGGTTTCCGAGGATTTGCTGTCGATATAAAAGACCGAGACTTTTTCCTGGGTAGGATCTGCCGACGGGTTACCATCCGGAAAGTTTGCTGCATCCAGATAGTGCGCCAGGGTATCGTGTATCGTGACTTTCGCCTTCAGCATGTCATCATATGCCAGGCACAGCGCGGTGATTGAGCCATCGAGGTTTGCCACCGATAACTTCGGCTGTGCGCCGGACCCCGTTGTGGATGCCTCAATCCCGTCAATCAGCACCGGCCACGCACGGTACTCTTCGCCCTGCCACCAGATGGATTTCGCCGGCAGTTTTTCAGGGTCACCACCAGCGGCAGTAATCTCTGCCTCAGTGTGAGGAATATTGTATGCATGGAACCGCAAAATATCCGGCACACCGAACGCGGTACCGTCAACCTCAAAAAGCCGGACGGCATTACCCGGTTCCAGCTTCTGGTAATCGTTTGTGATCATGGTTTAAATGCCTGGGTAAAAGTGAGAGAAAGTGAATAGTTGTCACCACCGAGCGGGGTGAGTTTGTGCTCGGCACACCGGTATAACCCCACAGGTTCAAGCGGGGGTTTCCACTGAAAAGCCTTTATGCCGCCGTGACGGTCGATAAACTGACGGATAGCCGTGATGTACTCCCCGCGACCGGTAAATTCCAGTGACCACTTCTGGCTGCGGGCGTTGATACCGTCACCGGACACCTGCTCATAACCATCACCGAACTTCGCCCTGCGGATTTTATAGGTGATGTCCTCCGTGGGATTAACACGGGGACACCAGGTGAATGTTTCGATCATCTTTTCCCCTTAGTCATATTCCAGACTGCACCACCGGGGCGGGTGTCTTTGTCCATTAGTACGCGGAAACGCTGATCGACGAATGCGGCAATTTCATTACCAAACTGCTCATAACCAGCCGACGACTGCGTCTGGCTGCTGCCGTTACTGTTGATGGTAATAAACACCTGTGGTGCCGCTGAACCGCTGTTCTGATTTCCGCCGAGCGCCCGGACACCCAGAGAGCCATCCGCCGCCCGTGTTAACGGCATAATCGCTTCCGGTCCGGCCTCCCCCATCAGCCCGGCACCTTTGGCAAACGCAAAATAAGTCGGGGTGCTGACTATCTGATTGCTGTACGCACTCAGGCCGGGAGAATCATATACCCCGCCTTTGGCATTTGCCGCGGCACCTCCCAGGAAGTTACCGACAGCACCAATCCAGCCACCGGCATCTGACATGGATTTCAGGCTGTTCACGATGGCAGCGTTGACCAGTATTTTCTGGATGGATTTAAGGACATCTATTGACCAGTCGCGCCAGCTGGCTTTATTTCCGTTCAGCATGTCAGTGATGTTATTCACCATACCGCCCATGGCGCTCTGCACTGCTGATGCGGTTTGCTCCGCATAGTCTCCGGCCTCAGCAACCCAGTCTTCCATCCCCCGGGTCACCCCGCTGGTCCAGTCAGACTGAACCTCCTTTATTTTCTGATATTTCAGGTTGAGCGCATCAATCTCGCGGTTATAGGCTTCGGTCGCACTTTTTCCCTGATCCGATTTGGCATAAACACGATCAATCTGCTGACGTTCATCGTAAAGACTGCGCCGGTTTCCGCCCATTCCCCGGGTTTTATCAATTTGCTCCGCTTCGTCACTGAATTTCCGGGCTCCGTCACGCATCGCTTTCAGCGCATCATCCATTTCGCGCTGCTTTCTGACCGCCTCATCGGCCTTTTGTGTCCACTCCGCCAGGGCAACAGAGGATGCGCGGATCGCTTTTCGCTGCTCATCCGTCCATTTTGCGCCGGACTCATGTGCTGCGGCATAAAGATCTGCGGCTTTTTCTCCCTGCGTGGCCCTGACTTTCTGAACCTCCGTGGCCACACTCAGATCTGCTATTTTGCGGGCATACTGCTCTGCCTGACGTTCCGCTTCTTTCTGCTCTTTATTGAAAGCACTCTGGGCGCTTTTACCCGCTTTCAGTTCCTTACTCAGCTTTTCCTGATTCCGGTAGGCTGCCACCTGATTATCAATGTATTTCTGCCGGTTATCGGCAAATTCGGGTTTATTCAGCAGACCGATATCATCTGCGGCAAACTCAGCCTGCCGGATAACACGGGCTTCCCCGGTCAGTGTTGACAGCTCTTTATCCCGCTCTGATTTTTGAATGAAATCCTGCTGTTTTTCGCTGAGAGGCGCTGCCGGGATACGCATCGGGCTGTTAACCAGAGCCAGGCGGTTGGTCAGGATCTGATTTCCGGCAGACATTATCCGGTTAAATTCGCTATGCTCCGCATTCACCATCAGTAATGAATGACGCATATTATTCTGGGCAGCAGACTGCTGACGAATAAGAAAATCACGCTGACTTTCGACCGCCTTCAGTGCTGACTGAATCTCTTCCGATTTTTTGCTCAGCTCATTAAGTCTGCTCTGTTCAACCGAAAGCTCATCCTGCGCAGCCGCCAGGGATTTAACCGCATCTTCCTGACTGATCAGATGGTTAATCAGATAGCCGTTGATGCTGGGGCCGGGTGAGGCCAGCATCTGCTGATATCCTGCTATCGCTGATTTTAATCCCTCAACTTTCTGACGCTGCTCATCAACCAGTTTATTTTGCACCGCCAGCGATTCTTTGGTTTTACCGGAGTTATCAGCGGCTTCCGGCAGCGTCATTTTATTAAGATTGGCACGAACCTGGTCAATGGTGGCGGCGTATTCAAGTGCTGACTGTCTTGCCTGCTCCTGCTTCTGGTACATGGTGTACCAGGCACCGGCACCCAGCATCACCAGCCCCGGAATACCACCGACCAGCCCCAGCGCACCACCAAGAAGACGTGAACCGACAGATGTGACGTTATTCAGGTTGTTTTGTGCGATATTGCGGGCGTTAATATTGCGTGCAACGGATGCCTGTACAGCGGCAAGCCGCTTTTCTGCGCCTGCCTGCGCATCGGTTCCGCGTGCAGCTGCCAGTGATTTTTGTGCCCGGTACTCTGCCGCACGCGCTCTGGCAACCGCAATTTGTGTCCCGCGCAGCTGAGCCTGTGCAAGAGCGACCTCGCCTTTTGCGGCACCGGCCACCCCGATGGTTGCTTTGGTCACACTGGCGGTAAGCCCGCCGAAATACCGTGCAAGGCCAACCCCGACCAGTGCCCCGGCAACAGTGGCGATGGTGTCTATATTCCCGGCAATACCATTCAGCGCGCCGGTCAGCGTGCTGGTTGCGCCCGATGCCTCATTAGCCCCGCCCACCCACGCCATAAAGGCATTTTCCACCTTTTGCGAAGCCATACTGACGGTCTGTGGTAACTGCTCAAATTCTTTTCTGAGTTGCTCCGTATTTGTCAGGATCGGAACGATTTTATCGGTAGTCAGTTGCCCGCTCTGTGCCATATCGCGCAGCCCGCCGATGGTGGTCCCCATCCCGTCAGCCAGCAGTTTTGCCAGCCGTCCGCCGTTCTCCATCACCGCGTTAAATTCTTCACCGCGCAGAACACCGGAAGCCAGTGCCTGACTGAGTTGAGTAATAACAGAGCTGGCTTCTTCAGTGCTTGCACCGGACAGCTTCAGTGAGGTTGCGATGGTTTCCGTGACTTTTGCCACATCCCCCGAGGCATAACCCGCATCACGCATTGACTGCGCAATACGGGTATACAGGTTGGTATTTGCCGCCAGTGATGTGCCGGTACGCTGACTTAACGACATCAGCTCCTGCTGCGCCCGGCTGAAATCCTCCGCAGACACAGAGGCCAGTTTCAGGCGACCGCTTAACTGGCTCCATATATCGGCATAACTGATAAGCTGCTGCGTGGCAAAAGCACCGGCCATGGCCCCCATGACACCGGTTACTGTCGATTTTATTGATGACAGTTCATTATTCAGTTCACTGATTGCCCGTTTCGTTTCACGTGATGCCGATGCTGCTTTGCGTCCGCCCTGCTCCAGCGTCCGGTAATAGTTCTCCCCCATCCGTGAGGCGCGCGCTATTTCAGACTGAAACGAGGAGGAATTTGCCGATATTTTAATAATAAGCTCACGAAGCTTTGCCATTACGTCCTCTGCTATGTCAGTACAATCAGGTTTCAGATACCGATTTCAGAAAACCCTCCAGCCCGTCATCTGCCTCACCGTTACCCGTTTTTCCCCATTGCAGCATCGCATCATTCAGGCTGAGTTTGCCGCCCTGTGCGCCGTATAACGATGAGACAATATGGGCCGTCTGTATGTCACTGCGGATGTCACCGATCGGACTGAGACGGTCAAAAGCCATCCATAAGGTCATTTCGCTGGCGCTCATCGTCCTGGTCAGCTCATCCACTGTGCGCCCCATCCGGAGCGCCAGTGTCATCAGAAAAAACATCCCGGGCTGCGCTACTTTTTTTCCGCTTCATCCGGCGTGGTCATCAGGTCAAGCGCCTGTTTCAGTAAGCGGGCATGAACCGGCCCGTAAACAGCCATCACCGTTTCCGTGTCGTCATCACTGAACACCCGCTCTTTATCTTCATCCAGCAGCACATCAGAAAACATCACCACATCTGCACGCAGATTGCGCTGCGCCTGTTCTGCCTCTGACAATTTTTCATCACCGTCTGCGCCGGTATTCATCAGCTCACGCCATCTGAGCCAGGCTGCCGAAGACGGTTCCCGAAGAATAACAGTGACTCCGTTCCATTCAGGTACCTTCACCATCTTTGAACGGAAGGCGTTTTTTGGACTGAGTGCCAGTTCTTTTAATGACAGTTTCGGATTCGTCACGGCTTACTCCCTCTTTCCCGGCTCAGTTACCGCCCCGTTTTTCAGCGGAACAGGCTTACCTTTCATGCGCAGCGTGAAAGACGCGGTGACCAGCCCGCTGGTTGCCGCACTCCAGCTGTTCTGACGGACTTCTGCCAGGAAGGCATAACCATTACCTGACGGAAACTCCACTCTGAACGCATGAATAGTATCTTTGTCATAGGCAGTACGCAGAACTTCCTGACCTTCATCCGGTGACCAGTTACCGGAGATCGTGATTTCCCCCGGAGAGGCCAGCCCGTTGGTCATTTCCTGCTCCGTTGAGCACAGGGTGGTGACATCAATATCCGACTTCTGCCCACCGGTATAACTGATCTCTTTGGCCGCACAGGCCAGCGGCAGAAATTCTGCGGATGCGGGGTTCACTTCTGTTGCAGGCAGCTTTGAAATACTGATTTTCGTGCCCTGCGTTTTTTCATATTTGCTCGGCATGATTATTTTCCTGTAAGCATAAAAAAAGCTGCCGCAGCAGCTTGTTGTTCAAGATTACGTTATTGCCAGATCTGACACTCCAGCGTGGCACGGTAAAGCGCGGTATCGGCTTCATACCCCTGCTTTTCTGTAAATTCCGCCGGTGAAAGCGGAGAAACAGCAGCAACAGACAGTTCACGGATCCGGCGGGCTTCATCGATGGTTTTTGCATACACATCAATCTGGATATTGGTCATTGTCTCAGCACGACCGCCCAGCACATCTCCGCCGGTATCATAAAGTGAAAAAACACACCACGGCGGCTGAATTTTGGGTTCATCCTGCGGAGCCACATACGGAAAAACCCTGCCCGGCAGCACCGGGTCAAGCAAAGAAAACAAATCAGATTCTTTCATCCGCTCAGCACCTTATCGATAGCCTGACTGAGTTTGCTCAGCGCCAGATCCGCTGCCTCATCCGCTTTACCGTCAAATGCCGGACGGATAAACGGTTGTGGTGCCATTTTGGATGTGCCGTTTTCCAGAAAACGCCAGTAAAACGCATTACGTGGGTCGTCCGCTTTCAGTGTGTTGTCGCTGTTGGTTCCGGCGGCATTGGTTCCCCGGATGTACACACCGGAGACAACCTCGCCTTTATAACGGCTCCGCTGACCGCCGGTAACGATATTACGCGCCAGTTTTCCGGTCCTGACAGGAGCGCTCCGCCGGACCTCATCCCGCAGCATATCCGCTGCGGCTTTCGTCGCTTCCCGCAGCACACGGGTATTTTCAGTCCGGCTGAGTGATTCCAGATCACGGGACAGTTCAGCAAAACCGGACAAATCCAGCCCCATATCAGCCATCTTTCACCCCCTGTTTACACAGCAGTTCCAGCCGGGTAAATTTCACATCCGGGATCACAGCCTGAATATCGTAGACCTGACCGCGATATACCATCCGGCATGCAGGATGAATATCCGGCCGGTACCGCATCCATACGCGGACCGTGATTTCTGACATTTCCGCTCCGGCGGTCAGCAGTTCCCTGCCGCTGACGGATCTGACTTCCGCCCAGGTTACGGCAACGGGCAGCCATTGGTTTTCACGCTGGCCGGACGGTAAGATAACCCGTTCAGCACGCTGAAATGTGACGCGATGCCTTAATCTTCCGGCCTGCACAGTGCGCTCCCTATAAATTGATGAACCTGTACGGTTCAAGCAGCAGAAAGAAGCCCGCCGGTATTGCCGCATTTTCCCGTGATTCATACAGGTAACCAACGCAGACCAGCAGGGCCAGTTCTATATCATCCGTAACCGGTAATCCGTCCGGATCTGATGCCGGAACCTCTGTGTCATAAAGATGACGGTTAATATAATTTTCAGCCCGCTTCACGGCCGCTCCCAGGTAAGTCAGAAGCAACTCATCCTCAAGGTCATTATCCTCATCAATACGGCACTGCATTCTCAGTTTTTCGAGTGTCGGTAACGGCATATTTCCCCCATGCCTGCGGCCACTTCAGACCGCAGGCACAAAAAAACCGCAGTTAAGCGGCGCACAGGATTGCAACGGTATGACTATCAGGCAGCTTTTGCCACCAGCGCCTTAATCGCTGAGGTATCTTCCAGACAACAGTCAAAGCGGTGAAACGCCAGAAACGCGGTCTGGTCAAATTCAGCATAACGCTCGACCAGACGTTTCAGCGTCATATAGGTGACACGGCGGACAATGAAGCGATCAAAGTCACCACAGAAGATGAATTTCTTGCCTGCTTCCATACTGTCAACCGCCTGATCAATCACATACGGCATACCCAGAATTGTCGCGGGAGCAACACCGGTGATTTCCGGCAGCCACAACGGACGCTTGTTACCATCCTCCATTTCCGTGAGCACTTTCAGGGTGCTGTCATTAAAGGCCAGCCTGAACTTAGGGCTGTTGCGGTACGCCGGATCAATGGCGTGTTTCAGCGCGTTGATGTCTTTCCAGCTGAATGCGGCTGTTTTCGCGTTTACCGTTCCTGTCACGGAAACATCCAGGCCTTTCGGCTGTACCGGCGTACCGGCACCGGTACCTTTCACCAGGTATTTAGCCTCACCACGGCCGATACGCTGCGCGATACGGGCGGCAAGGTAGGATTCAATATTGATCCCGCTGTCCTGCAGCAACTCATTTGATACACGGATAATTTTGGAAGACAATTTTTTGGCACCGAGAATGGCGGTGCCGAATTCCACATCCTGTTCACTGGCAGCGGTGTTTTCCCCCAGCAGTTCACCTTCCTCCGCTGTGCCGTCCGATGTTGACCAGGTAATATCCTGGCCGTCCGCCGTCGGCAGAACATGAGAAACCGAGACAATCCCGCCGTAGGCTTTCATCTGTTCAACAACTTTGTTCAGCATCTTAACCGGGACGGTATAGCCCCCTTTCTCATCCGGGGATGTTCCCTGAGCCCGTAATTCCCTCACGGCCTGACGTTCTTCTGCTGTCAGCTCACCGAAACCATGGCGGAGAAAGCGGTCAAATGCCGCTGCGCGGCGCTCTGCGGCTTCACTTTCCGGATTACCGTTCTGTTTTCCGCGCTGTTCCGGCTCCTGATCATCCACAAAAGCCTGATCTGCCGCACGCAGTTCCTCTTCACGGGTGATCTGCTCATTCAGACGATCAAACTCTGTTTTGGCCTTATTCCACTCCGCGCGCTGTTCTTCGGTCATAACACCGTCACCGACTTTTTCATGGATTGCACGCATTTCGGTGGCGATGGTATTACGTTTCTGTTTTAATTCATGAAGTTTCATAGAATTGCCTTATACATTCATTAAAGTGAGAAGACGCTCACGCGCCAGTTTTTCATTGACAGCTTTGGCTATACCGCCGCTGTCGCGTGCTTCTTTCCACGCCTCCATTGACCGCACGGTTGAATTTGCGGCCAGATAGGCCGGATAAGTCACCGGACTGACATCATAGAGACGGGAGATCCGGTGAATTTCACGGACAACCATGCCGTCATTATCCTGATACCAGTCATCGCCGTTCACCGCCACGCTGAACGCGAACGAACTCTGACTGACATCCCCGCGTAACATCGGAGCAACCACAAGGTCCCGGATAGTTTGTGTATCCGGCACCGTAATATCGTAGGCCAGTCCCTGTTCGCTGATACTCAGTGATAACGTTCCGGAAGCAGACCGGCCGAGGATATAATTGCGGTCATGATTGAACAGCGCCCGCACATCATCATTCAGCACATCGTCAAATGCGCCGGGTTTGATAATTTCGCGGAATCCCCACATCGGCTCGGACAGGGAGTTAAACACCGAAGCCAGACCGATAATGTGGGCCGGTTTATCCTCTTCCCCCGGGGCGGCCCGGATCTCACCGCTGTAGCTGCGGGTTTCTCTTTCATTACTGCTCATCTTTTTCACCACCTTCTGATTTACTGCCGTCCGGTTGTGCGGCATTAACGCTGACCAGCATTTCATCCAGTCCGTCAACCGGGTTCATATCCTCAAATGCCCGTGCCTCATTCCGGCTCATCCAGCCGTCAGTAATGGCGTAATGATAGAATTCAGCCCGCTCTCTCGGGGTTCCGCGCAGTAATCCGGCCAGATTAAACCGGACATATAATCCGGCGCAGCGCTCCTGCCGGGTGAACAACCGCCTGTTAAGCTCCTGTTCCCAGTTCACCACCCAAGGCATGACCGTATACCGGACAAACTGAATGGATTGTTCGGAAATGTTGGAGAATGTCGCCTTTTCCAGATCATTGATCATGTGTGCCGGTACGTTAAAAATCCCGGCAATCATGGAGCGGTTCAGCTTCAGCATATCGATCAACTGAGCATCCACCGGGGAAACGGTCAGGGCTTTGTAATCCAGGTCAGCAGGCAACAGCATGGTTTTGTTTTCCTGACTGCGCAGCGCTGCAGACGCTTTCTGCCACATTGACTTAAGGCGGTCCCAGCCTTTTTCCTGCAGTTCCCCCTTAACCGAAACAATACCGGCCGGACGGGCATTACCGCCGAAGAAAGAACTGGTGTATTTCTGACCGGACATCCCCATGCCGATGGTTTCCGCATGCTGCACTATCGGACTGAGCCCCATCCGCTGGTTATTACCCAGCGCCCGGATGTGGATCATGTCATCCGGACTGACAGCAAAATTCCCCTGTTCGTTATAAACACCGTAGGTGTACCGGCCACCTGTGTTAAGCAGTGCGGTTTCCCACGGCATACAGGCTTCCAGACTGGTCACCTCACCGCGACTGTTACGGATCACCTGCGTGTAGCCGTTCCCCCAGCCGAGAACGTGGCGCTCTTTGGTTTCCCGCCATTTATAGCTGGTCTGCCATTCGTTCGGCTCATCGTGAACAAGGTGAAACACAGGATGATCGCGGGCAGTCTCAACCTTATCGCCGGTTTTGCGCATCACATGCAGCGGCATCTGTGCTATTGAGGAAGAAATAACATAAATACAGGCATATACAGCGGCCAGTTTCATCGAGGTTTCCGGGCTGACATAGACATCTGCTTTGAACAGACCCTCTGTATCAACAGAATCTGCGCTGATGGGTACCGCCGGATTTTCAATACTGGTCGGTGTATCGCGGAATAATGCATCAAGAAGCACATTTCCCCCTCATGGCCACGGCCAGTGAATAGATAACCATTGCTGACCCGCCAATCACCAGGGAATCCGGCAGACCGTATTTCAGGTAACAGCCTGCCAGCACCGCGCCGAAACCTGTCAGGGCAGTGAGATCAAGAAGTATGTTTTTCATAAGAATAGAATTTCTTCGTCAGGATCCAGAGAGGAAAGGAAGTCGCTGCTGTCCCCGCCGTTCACCATCTGGCGTGATTTGGCAGTAAACAGGGCAAACGGCCCGTCAATTTTGTTTTCCGGTGTCGATTTGTTCGGGAAAATGTTGTCATTTCTGTCCGGTTTTACCGTCACGTTAGACATCATCCAGGACATTACCGGGTTGTGGTCATGGTGAAATTTGCCGGAATATACATCGGCCTGAACAGTTTTCATCGATTCAGACAGGTTTTTCACCGTCTGCGCCACCTCCACCAGCGGAATACCTTCTTCCGCCAGGCGGCGGGAGAACTGAACGGCACTCCACGGGTCAAAACCGAGTTCACGTAAATCCTCACCTTCGCACCATGCCAGAATGTCGGCTTTGATGATGTCGTGATCGACAACCTCACCGTCCGTCAGTTCAAGATAACCGGCAGCTCCCCATTTCCGGTACAGGTCAGCGATATGCTTCGGTGCAGTCACCACTCTGTCCTCCGGCAGCCAGAATTTGCACTTCATATGCAGTTGTCCGCGCGGATCCTCATACACTTTAACGGCTGCGGTCACATCGATTTTGTTTGACAGATCCACACCAACCCAGACCGGGTAATTTTTCAGCTCATCATCCGGCGCATTTTCAGGGCAGCTGTCCCACTTACCGGTATCCATCCAGGCGGATTCGGCATTCACCCACATATTGAGGTGCTTGGTCAGGAAATTAGGCCGGGCCGCAATCTGCTCTTTTGCCTTTTTCGCCAGGCGGCGCATATCGTCAAAACGCTTACAGACACCCAGCCCCGGATTGGCTTTTATCCAGATGCTTTCATCGAACGGGTCATCATCCTCATCCGGTGTGTAAATTGCCGCGAAAAAGGTGTCATCCTCCACCACGCCCCGCAACACCTTGATGGCGTAATCCCGCAGTTCGTAGCAGATGCCCTCGCGGTTAAATCCCGCTGTGGTGATCGCAAACAGCAGGGATTGCAGACGGGCACCGGTCGCGGTTTCCAGCACATCCCACACATCACGGGTTTTGTGGGCATGAAGTTCATCCACAATACCGCAGTGAATATTCAGGCCGTCGAGGTTATTTGCGTCACTGGACAGCGGCTCAAACTTGGATGCAGACCGCTCCTGATAAATCGCCAGCTTATTAAATTCAAACAGGCGGCCGAGTGAGCTTTTGGCCTTTTTGACCATATTTTTTGCATCTTCAAACACAATACGGGCCTGGTCACGGGTGGTGGCAGCCGAGTAAACCTCGGCGCCACCCTCACCGTCAGCGCCGGTCATGTACAGGCCGATACCGGATGAGAGGGTAGATTTAGCATTTTTACGCGCAACTTCGTTATAGGCCGTCCTGAACCGGCGAACCAGCACCGGCTCACCGTCATCATCGTACTGAACCGCCCCGGTGAGTTCATCAATCAGCGGGATCACAAAACCAAAAATATTAATCAGAATAAAGGTATGCCACGGCATCAGCTCAATCGGCTTACCTGCCAGCGCCCCTTTGACGTGCGGGACGAACCGGTAAAAATCCAGAATATGCCGGGCGCGTTCCTCCATGAAATAAATACCGCGCTCAGGGCCGTATTCCAGATCATCAAGAAACCGCTGACACGCCAGGCGTATCAGTTCGCCCGTAACTATTTCTCCGGCAACCACCTGCTCGGCGTACCGGATCCCGTCTGCTACGGTTGCCATTCATCATTTTCTTTGTTTCAGAAATGCCTCGAAAGGGTCTTCTTCGGCTGGTGTGTTACCGGATACCTTGGCCCGGGATGCCGGAGTGATACCAAACTCTGACATCATTTTGCAGATATTGTTAAATGCCCGGTCCCGCATAGCCACCTGCGGATGCGCCCGTATAATAATGTCACCCGTACTGGTCGTGGTCTGATAAGACTCCCCGACTTCAGCGATCACATCACGGTGATGGCGCCACTCGATGTATGCGCCGATCATTAATTCCAGTGCCATCCCGTCAAGCCTGGTAATTACGCCGATATCATTAAGTTCTTCGGCCATCCGTCTGAACCAGTATTTTTCCTGTTTAGAAAAATGCTTCGGAGTTGGGGGTACCCCTGACGGTGGTTTTGGTTCTTTTTTATTGATCGGGCGTTTTGATGGGTTACCCCTGACCAAACGCAGATGTGTCGGGGTTCTTGGTGGTCCTGACATAATAGATATCTCCTGTTAATACATGCTGGGGGAACCCCAAAAAAAGTTTTCTAACCTGCGGCGATGTGAAAAAAGGCAAGGCGGCGGTCCTCTGGCGGTAAGGCGGCAGAGATTTAGCCTCCCCCTCCCCTGTGCGTTGTGGCGTGTCAGACGTGGTTACGTTCCGTCGCCGTCTTGCGGTAATGACAGGGCCAGCACAGGCTTTGCAGATTACTTTCCGCATCGGTTCCCCCATGTGCTTTGGGTATGATGTGATCGACTGTCTTTGCCTCGGTTGCCCGACCTTCACGCAGACACTGCTGGCACAGATGCTTATCCCGGCTCAGAACCACCAGCCGCAGCCTGTCCCATTTGGTGCCATAGCCACGTTCCTGTCTGCTCTTACCCTGCTGGTGGTTCTCCCAGCCTGTATTACGGTGTTCTTCGCAGTATCCGCTGCGGTCGGTAGTTGTCTTTGCGCAGCCACGTTTGCGGCAGGCGCGGGGGATGCGTAATGGCATAGATTTCCCCAATAAAAAACCCGCCGAAGCGGGTTGTTGTGTTTTATTTGCTGAAATATTTAATATTCAGTTCATTCAGTATCCCGGGGAATAAACCGGAATATAATCTTATTGAAATATAAGTATTCTTTCTCTGTCAAAACCATGTTTACCGGCAAAGCTGAGATACTCATTTAACAGCTCTGGCGGCATAGCTGGTGTACGTGACAACACCCACAGGTAATCTTTATCGGGGCCAACAACCAGTGAGTACTGATAGTCATCATCAAGCTTAATAATATTGTAACCTCCATAGAAAGGTCCGAAGAAAGATACCTTTAACGCCCCTGTATCAGCTGAGTTAACAAAATAGGCCTTTCCGGTACTCTCTTTCCATTTATTGTTACTCGCATCCCAGCCCCTGTTGATAACCTTCACACCACCATCATCACGAAGAGAATAGTTAGCTGTAACTTTACTTAAGCCTTTTTCAAAACGATTATCTATCCTAGCAATTTCATACCAGTCACCTAAGTAATGAGATAAATCAAAAGGTTTAACCGGGGTTATATCTTTGGGTACCTTGACACTGCATCCATTAAGCAGAAACATGCCCAAAAACATAAAAACTGACTTTATCTGCATCATAACCTCATCAAGTTATTAACCAATGAGATACTTTCGCATAAAAAATGTGTTTGTACGATCTATTCGATATTCAGCTGTAGTCATTACCCTTGTCTCAATACCATCGATACACAAGCGGATCTATAGGAAGGTTCTGGCTGGATGCATGGCTGATTTCCTGCAGGTAAGGTAATACTTTACCCAATAACATAAACGCCTGACATATGATTCACTTTATCTTAATGAATCACATTCGTAAAAAGCCCCACCATTTAGCAATGGTACTATTGATTTAGCAGCAAAATTGCCTGTATATTGAGCATCGTAGTTAGAGTAAATATTCTTTATCAATTGCCTATTTGCCCTGTTCTTACAGGGCATTTTTTATTTGTTCTGCATATTGTAATTACGGAATTATCGGGGATATACTCAACCCGAAGATCACAATAAAAATATCCTGAATCTTTTATATATGCCCCCTCGTCATGGGGGGCTTTTTTACTTCATTCTCTCCGCTTCTATCTCCCGTATTGACCGCTTATCGTGATTACAGTCAGCTATCGACTTCATGGCATCAGCCAGCAACAGGATTACATCGCCGTAGGTAAGTTCATCAGGAATAACCGGCTGCGGACAATCAGCGGTCAATTGTGGCGGTATCGGCACCACCGGCGCGGGAATGTATTCCGTCCGCGTATTTCCGCAACTCACTAACAGCATCAGCGGGAACAGGAGCAACAGCGCATTCGCTGTCCTTAAATACTGTCCTGATAACAGTCTTAACTTTGACATTCTCCGTGCCCTCTTCCTGTTTGGCTTTGATGTTGTCGAATGCCACGCGGTGTCTGATGGCAACGGCTGAAAGCGTGATGGTGTTTATCGTCTGTTGTGCTGACAGCTGTCCGGACAACGTTGTGTTATTCACCTTCAGCTGCTGGTTATCCCGGTAGGTGTCATATGCCCACCAGGAAGCAGTAATAAACAGCGCGGCAATTACCGCTTCTTTCCAGTTCATGGCGCTTCACACTCATAGTGGATCACACCGTCCAGCGGGTTATCCGGCAACGGCTTGCAGTGATTCGGGAGTGAATACAGATAACAACCCGCCAACAGCGCAGTAGTCAGCAGGATGATAGCAATGATGATTAGCGTTAAAGGGTTCCGTGACATATCGCTTTCTCCGTTTCACGCCGGTTAATCAGCCCCTGCCACTGCTTACCACCGGCAAATGTCCAGCGCTTCATTTCGTCACAGGCACCCGCGATATCACCGGCATTGAGTTTCCGCAGCATTGTCGAACGCGAGAACGCACCGGTTCCGGTGTTATATGCAAATGAATAGATGGCCGCGCGGGTATTGTCATCAATCGGCACTTTGATCATCGGGTCAACCGCGCGCCGGACTTTCGTCAGGTCGTCATGCAGCAGAGCCTTACATTCAGCATCCGTATACAGCTTGCCGGGCTGAATATCAGTGCCGGTATGGCCATAACATACGGTAAGCACTCCGGCCACATCACGGTAAGGTTTGTACTCAACACCCTCGTATGCGGGGATCAGCACCAGCGCACCGACAATCGCCCCGGCGGCACAAGCAGCCATGACTTTTTTAAATAATCGGTTATTCATGATGTTCTCCGGCTTTCAACTGGAATTCCTTCCGTTTGTAATACCAGTTAACCAAAAACGTACCGACGGTACAGATGATCCCGGCAACAATGGCCCACTGATCCAGAGATAAAATGCCAAAGGCAGAGGTTATAAGCCCCCAGGCATATGCTGTAGGGCTGGAATATTTGTCAGACATGCGCATATCCACCCCCTGCGGAGTGTTCCGTATGTTGAGTGATAGGGAAATGCCGCAACCGGGTTATATGTTTTAAACAGGTTAAAGTAAGGTGGCTGCGACATTATTCGGAATCCCACCAGCGGCGGGAAAGCAATAAGAAGAGCACTGTGACCGAATACGGATTAGGTAATGAGCCTGTCGTATTCCAATGCTCTTATTGTTGCGGACAATAAAAAAGGCCGCACATGGTGACCCTTGAAATTTATGAAATATTTTTTATTTCACCCTTTTACTCTGATAGCATCAGGCTCTGATACTTTGCAATATAGGGTTAACTGACATGTATAAGGCTGGAACATTATTAATTATCGTACCTTTTCTTTTAGCTGCAGGATGCTCACCAAAAATCAAACACCAAACCGGTCAGGATGCATGCGTAATAAAAATGGATACTCCGGAAGGGAACCAGCCAGGAAAAATAGACCAGGTAGATGGAAACAGCCCTGAATGCAGAGCTATAGAAAAATCAATAAACAAAGCCATTTAACTTATTTATCATAGACATAAAAACCACTGATTATTTAACCTGACTACGCGTCCACACCAAACCTCTACAGCATAATAATCAGTTGTTCGGAATAACCGAACATGTGAACTATCCGGAAATTCCGGAGAGTTGAGCCTGTAAGGTTATCACTGAGTCTCTTCATCATGCTGGTTTATGCATAACGGACATAAAACCACTGCCCCTCTTGCCACAACGATAGCCTGCTGAACCGCAGCGTGCTCTCCCCAGTAGTATCCAACATACACTGTACTTTTTGCCTGTTGTAATTTCGGACATGCCTCTTTATGCAGAACAGAACTAGTATCGCTGCCCGGTAACGTCAAAAAATAATCCATATACCCCGCCTGTTATTCTTTTATTCACAGAAATATGAATAACACCCTGGCAAGGATTTTAAAAATTAGAAAAATTGTTGATTTCGGCCTTAGTCTGCTCAAACAGCCCCACTTCCATCCCGACACCCAATACCCGGCTGTTATGCTTCAGTGCGGCTTTCAGTTTTGCTCCTGCCCCCGACGGGCACACCACCTTCCTCCTTACCACCGGATTTGCACTATATTTAATACAGACAGAGCAAATGTATCGTTTAGTCACCGGGAGGATTTATGTATAAAAATATTCTGGTAGCGATTGATATAGCTGAGGATGATATTTTTGGAGAAGGACTGACATCAAAGCTTCCGCCACACGTTGAATATATGGCTGATAAAACACATACGAACGTACACTTTTTTACAGTAATTCCATTTTTCCCGAATTTCGCATCTTATGCGCGGGAATATGACGTATTGTTGGATGAAAGAAATAAAATCACAGACAAGGCACTATCTAAACTTATTTCAATTACTAAGATTTTTAATATTAACCCGGCCAATACCCACCACCATGTCAAAACCGGCAGCCCGATAGACCAGATATTAAGGCTATCCACAGATATAAATGCAGACCTGATTATTATCGGGTCACGCCAGCCGACAATAACCACCAGACTACTCGGCTCTACCGCAGCAGCCGTAGTCCGCTATGCAAAAGCCTCAGTTTTAGTTGTCCGCTGACACCAGACAGGCGCCCGCTTCGGCGGGCTTTCCTTGTATAGCGGCCGCGGTTATAAAAATCTCGTTTGTTTTAATATGAAATGCTAAATTTTATTTATAAGCACCCTTGTAACTCTGATTCGCTTTAACAGCCATTATTATCCGGTTACAGACATAAAAAAACCCCGCAAGTGCGAGGTTTACAAACAATTGTGACCACATATCAAATTACTATTAAATATGGCTCAAATTATTCACTTTTGCAAGTTTTAGCTGTATTTTTGCGCCATATCTCTGCTCTGTTGCTTCTCATTTTCCGCAGCGCTCCACAGTCCAAGGTTTTACAAATCAATCGCAGTTCCTGCCAGTGCTTTTCATAGTGCATATTCCAGTTATTCCGCTCAACACCCACCAGCTCGGCCAGTTCAGACTGATAGTAATACCCGTCTTTGTTCAGGGTGTAATCCTGTACTGCCAGCCATACCAGCGCCCTGAGTCGTTCTTTTACTTTCTTCGATACCCGGCGGCCTTTAATCCGTTCCTGCATTTCATTCCATACATAGGCGGTGATGGTGGTCTGGTGTGAGAACTTCAGTTCCTTACCATAGCAATACAGCAGCCAGGACTGCTCTGCCTCGTCCAGTTCCATAATTGCGCGCCTCCAGGAGCAGTTTTGATAGTCCACCCGGTCAATAAGTGGCATCGGTAGCACGGAATAGTGTGTTGACCAGCAGGATACCGCCTCGGTTTCCCGGCTTATCTTTCTGCCGTTCACGGTAATATCACGGGGCTTTCTTCGTGGGTAGCGCGTTGTGTTTCCCAATACAAATCCCTCAAATGCTTCAAGCTGGCCTTTGGTTCTGCTGCTGTGATCAGTCATTGCGATGGTCGCCATATCCCGCAGGTACTGCAAATCGTGCTCAATCATCGTTTATCTCTCCGCGCTCCGCACAGCGCATTAACCAAAAACGCCGATCCCGTATGACCGGTTCATAAACTTAAATAACAACTCCAACTGACTGCCGTGCTTTGCTTCCCATGCTGCCGGATCCCGGTGTAACTCGTCGTGGTGAACCCGGCACAACGGGATAGTAAAAATGTCGTGTGCTTTTGTACCTGTGCCGCCGGTACCGTGACCGATGATGTGATGCGGGTCGTCCGCCTGCTGGCCGCACACACAACACGGCTGGCTTTTCACCCACTGCAGGTATTTCAGACACTCCCAGCGCTTTAACTTCGGGATCCGCATAAAACTTGCTGGCGGCTCCGGTTCTATCTCAGGAACAACGACCGGCTTTATCTGCTCGACGATGTCATGAACAATCCGGCTGTGTGAGCGCGGTTGATGAACAATGGAATGCTCTGTCATGGTGCCGGTTATCTCTTCCTCCGGTTTCTGCATCAGAATGTAAGAACAGATGAAGGCCGGAAGATGCTCACTGACACGATGCATCACAGACCAGGTGAACAAATCGGAAGGATTCAAAAGATGGCCGCCGGGCAGCCGCAGGTCGGTAAAGATACTGCGTGCCACAAATGCCCGCTGGTTGCGTAACAGAATTTTGTCCGCCTGCTGCTGGCAGCATTCCCCCTTCCTGAGAATATTGTCATGATGCCAGCACGTCCGGATAAAACCGTCTTTGTGGCGGGTCATGGTCAGTTCATGGTGATGATACGGATCTGCTTCGCCGTCAATCTGGCAATGATTTACTGATGAAACGTAATGACGAAATCCCTGTAAACCACCGGCAGCTTTTACCACGGCGGGATTGTCCAGGAAACGCAGTACCCGCTCATCTGTCAGCAGCGGCTGTGCATCTGCCGGAACGCGGCCGGACGGAATGCCATCCATTGAACGGGGAGCCGCACTGACAACATAACGGGCACCGTTCCGGAAGTTGCAAATCTCAGCACCGGGATTAAACATCAGGATCCGGGTATCTTTCTGAACAAAGCCGGTTAACAGGTAATTCATCAGGCCACCGCCGGAGTCATCATCAGTGCCAGCAGTTCCGCTGATTTGCTCTCAAAGAAATGCGGCTGCGTTTCCCTCGGGTTCGCCGGAGATGTGATATTTTTGCCGTACAGAAGCCCCTTTGATGTGACAGACCAGAACAGTTTTTGTGTTCCCTTCGGGCCCGGACGGGCTTTCTGTTCCACAATCCCCAGTTCAGCAAGACGTTTGTATGCTCTGGTCGCAGACAATGCGGCATTGTGATTTTTCAGCAGCGTAGTCAGAGAGGTTGTCGGTCTGCTGGAGCCATCCACCGCACCCGCCGGTGCATCAATCGCATAGGAGGGAGCCAGATCCGGAAGACCGGCCATTTTTTGCAGTTTCTGATACCCGCCCAGTTTTGAGGAATTCGACAGATTCAGTGTTTTTGCCATGGACTCCAGCAGGATAGCGCCTGCCTGTACCTTATCGGCCAGCTGTACCGCCTGCTGTGTTCCGGCCACCGCATCGAACGTGCGGATAACCTTCAGGTTGAACAGCGGGCTTATCCACATGGCATAGGCATAAACAACCTCACGGGCAACATATGTCCCCTGCTCCGTACCGCCGCGAATGGTGTTTACAGAGGCGATGCTCATATCTGAGCATCGGTTAATTTCTGAACACAATGCCTGTGCAGATTCCATCCGCATAAAGTTAGATGGCTTATGGCGCTCCTCACCACCGGCGGCACGGTGTAAATCATTCAGGCAATAGCGACCGGCCATGTCCCGGCGCACATTAATACCGTCAACAATAATCAGATTGCTCATCGTTTATCTCTCCGCTCATTAAGCGCAGCCGTATACTACGCCTCACATCGCCAGACCGTTTTTTCTTCTCAGTTCCCGCTGTTTTGCCGTGAAAGCCGTAAACAACCGGTTATAGACGGATACAAATTCCCGTTCGGTGAGAGTGGCCAGGTTCTCTTCCGGTACCGGGTCCGTACAGCGGACCTTTTTTACCCCCCGCCGACAGGCTGCCACCAGTTCCTCATATTCGCGGACTTTCTCCTGTGCATCCGGCAATATCCGGAAAGCCATCCGGTCATTCCCCCGCCACCGGGTCGGCGTGACCGCTTCAATCTTCGCTAAAACCCTGACAGCTGACTGGCTGATACTGCGTGATACGCCGTATTTCTCCATGATGTACCCGGAAGTGATTTCAGTTCCGGCCGGTTCCTCTGCCGCAATTCGGGTGTAAAGCATCATCACGCAGCCTCCCGTTCTTTTGCGGCCTGCTCTGTGGCCTGTTTCCAGTACCCGCGAAATGCTGCTCGTCCGGCAATTTCATTCATCCGCCCAATGTAGGATTTGTGTTTTGCGACCAGCTCCTGTACGCGGTTTTCTGGCTTCCAGCCGGAGGATGAGAACATTTTTCTGAAGACTTCATCGCACTCGGTGGTGTCGATGTTCTTTGAGTCCGCAGAGCGTTTAAATCCGGCGGCCGTATTCAGCCAGTATCTGAAACCGGAGTTCCAGCAGACATACTGCGTACCCTTGCTGGCGTGGTAATCGCTGAACTTCTGAAACTCATCCTGAATGTCCAGACCGGCGGCTTTGGCCTGCTCAATGTGTTCTGGTGTCGGTGCAAAGTTTTCCGGCATCACGGTTTTGCTTTTGGGTTTTCCGCGAACAGGATTAATATTTTTATTATCTGGATCTATGACTGGATCATGACTGATTCCGGGTGCAGCTCCTGCACCACTACCGGAACCATTTGCACCACCCGGTGCATCTGCTGCACCAGTCCGGGAACCATTTGCACCACTCACCCCCGCAGGATTTGCACCACAGGGTGCAGGAGATTCACCACTCACAGCGGTAACATCCAGGCACAGATGATAAATATTTGACTGGTTCAGACCGTTGGCCGATTTTCGTGACTCAACACGAACCAGCCCCATTTTCACCAGGGCATTGATGTGGTTCTGCACTGAGCGTTCAGATATTTCACACTGCTCAGCAATGTACGGCACAGACGGCCATGATTCCCCCTGGTCGTTGGCATTGTCTGCCAGTTTGACCAGTACCAGTTTTCGCAGCGGGTTGCCTGTTTTTATCTGCAAAGCCCGTGCAGTTAAAATCATGCTCATGGTTTCACCTCATCCGGACAGCGTGCATACAGTTCCTGAAATATTTTCAGCGGTTCAAAGCACTGGTGCTCATAACCGTCACGCATGAAAATCACCCGGCTGTTCTCCCGGTCGTACCGGATAACGTGAACTTTCCGTCCCCGCTTATCGGTGTAATACCGGTTCAGATTGTCAGCTGTTTCTTCAGGCATCCTGACCTCCGCTGCGGTAATAAAACTGTGACCAGCTGGCCTCCACCTTTTGCCGGTCTACCATTTCCGGTTTTTTCCGGTAGTTGTCGGCTGTACCGCCACCCGGTATGCTTTCCACATAACGAAGTGGTTCACTGCCGGTAACAATGCATTTGAATTGCCTTTCCGGTATTGAATGAGTTAATCTGCTCATGCGTTTATCTCTTCACACAATTGATATGGCGCGATCGAAGCCGGGAGCCGTATACTCTCGGCTTCACCCTTTCTGAGTCCGAGTAAATAAAATAATCGTGGATTCAACCTCGTCTGTTCTGGCCTGCATGTCTCTGTAGTGTGCAGTCCGTATTGCATCCGCTTCTCCTGTTGTGATTTCTCCGTCCTCAATAGCCTTACTGATGCACAAATCCACTGCCCCTCGCATAACGGATGCCCTGACGCTCTTTTCGTATAAATCAGTACGGCCGATTTCACTTTTTTTCGGGCTGTCCACCAGCAGCATTCCGGACTCAGCCGCAACATATTCGGCATACAGCACAGTTCCGGAGACTTCCTGCATCACCATCAGGTCATGGTGATCAAAGAACCGGCAGCCGTTTTTCTCATAAAACCGGTTATTGAATGACGTCAGGGACAGGCCAAGAGAACCCGCCATTGCATCACGTCCGCCGGGGACCAGACTGCACATCTCTCTTACAACTTCTTTCAGGGATTGGTTTTTCATTGCCTACTCACTTTCAGTATGAGTTGTAGTTAACTGTGCTTTTCCGTGCTGCTATGCTGATAAAGTGCAGGATTGTACTTAAGTCCTCCATTTGTAATCCGCTCAATAATTAACGCTTGTTTTTCGGGAATAGTTTTCTTCCAGCGGCAAACTGCCGGATGACTGATATTAAGAGCTGTGGCTGTTTTTTTTACTCCGCCGAAAAAATGAAGAACATCTCTCTTCAACATTTGTACGACTCCTCAGACTTTTGAACACAAGAAATGTAACAAAAGGTACAATTACATGCAAACACATTTCACATCATTGTGATGTAACATTGGTTACATGAAAACGGAAATGAACGAACGCATCAAAGCTCGTCGTACGCAACTCAATATGACGCAACAATCCCTGGCAAAAATGCTCGGGGTCTCACGCGTATCCGTTACAAAATGGGAGACAGGTGTCACAAAACCAGATGGTGAAAATCTTCACATGCTGGCTAAATCACTGGATGTCTCTCCTGAATGGTTGCTATTTGGCGGAAATGAACCACTTTCGACTGAACTGGTATCTGCAAGAAAAACCATTGCTGTCAAACAAATCCCTGTTATATCTGCCGTACAAGCCGGTGACTGGACATCAACATACGCATCGGCAACTATTGATGATGTACTTCGCTGGGTTAACACAACCGCTCGGGTATCTGAAAGTGCGTTTGGCCTTGATGTTAAGGGTGATTCAATGACAAACCCAAATGGGGCACCAACAATCCCTGAAGGCTCAACAGTCATTGTTGAAACACAATTTGGAAGTATAGAAGATCTATATGGAAAAATTGTTGTTGCAATACTCGATGGCACATCAGATGCCACAATCAAAAAACTAGTCTGGGATGCTCCCTATACCTACCTGATTCCGCTGAACCCCAATTTCAAACCGATAGTAGTCAATGGTAACTGTCGAATCATTGGCAGGGTTATTCAGGTTATTCAAAACATCTGATTTATTCCTTTCTCATTTGCCTTATCTATGCAGCAATGTAACTTTTTTTACACTAACTATTGACCGCAAATGTAACTTAAGGTACTTTTTATTTCATGTAAGAAGTACCATTTTTTACATGAGGCCAATATGAACCAAGAACCAATCATCACCACCAACAACATGTCAGCAGACGAAGTTGCGGCGTGGATCACTGAAAAAGCCCGGGCGCTTCAAAAACTGCAATCACTCCGTGCTGAGCGCCAAAGAGAGATACGTGACCACGAGCGCACGATGGCCCGCCTCGATGAAGATATCGCCAGATGGGAAGACCTCTGTGCTTTAACAGTACAACCGCAGTAACGGCTGCGTATCTGAATAACTGTGTGAAGAGTATCAATTAGTGTGGGGAGATAGACGTGGACAATGTTGCAAACGATCAACGGAAACTAAGAATTTACTCCTTGGTTTTCCACAAGAACGCATTAACGCTGTCAACCGACAATACCCATGATGATTTTTGGTTAGAGTTACATGAAACTGTCGGTTGGGTGAAGTTTGAAAAACACCATGAAGAAAGCGAGTTTGTTAAGAACGGAGCACTGTTTGTAGCCACTGAATTGCGTCCGGTATCTGATTCAGCCCCTTACCCAATAGTTGAAGCACGATGTGTTTTGTGGCGTCAGCGGGAAGCTCTTTTAAGCGCTGCAAATACCCTTTCCTTTCTTCTGGGTCAGGAACGTTCTGGGCAATGAACTCACGCAGTGCAGATAAAGTTTCATCATGCAATTTTACAGTAACAATTTTTAAAGAGGCGGAGATGCTGCCTTCATCACTAAGTAAATTAACGGCATCATTCGTGGCAGAAATGAGATCTAATGCTGGTTCAATACCATCAAATGATTCCTCGATTCCGCCCAGGATTAACCCCTCATCTCTGAGGTAAGCAATATTTTGTAATAGAGTTCTATCATCCAGAGAAGATAACTCTAAAGGTATTGAGTTTATTTGCTCCGGATATTCCTCTACTGCAAGTTCCAGAATTTTAAGTTGAAGATTGCGATCAAAAGTGGCCATAAAAACTATTCTCTTGGTTGCGTGAGAACACCAAGATACCACCGCCGCCCGAGGTGGTTAAACAACCGGGCACGAATATTGTGAAGAGAGACGACCCCATAACAATAACGATGCAGCACCATTAGCGGCCGTGCATAACACGGTGCAGTCCATCTGTCGGCCGCCATTTTTTTACAAACATAAGTCCACCGGTGTAAATCGTCCTGCCGGATAGATACCTTGCCTGACCGCCGGTGGACTTATCTTTGTGTGAACAGACAACGAAAGGAAAAACGCGATGAGCGAGAATAACCGTATGACCAATGTCCCGGACTTTCTCTCCGGGTTAGATGTCGGTGTGTTTGAAAATCTAAATTCAAAACCTATACCGGAAAATTCAAAGCTTAATTATTTTATGCCGTTTTAACCTACGGTATTTTTACTGCCCGCACCAGAGAATAAATTAGTTTAATAAAATATTTAATCTTTATTCCAAAGAGGATATACATCATGTCAGAACAGGATAAGCCCAGTGTTAAGATTAATATTACTGTGACTTTAAATGAAGCGCCCTGCATTAATGTTGAGGTAAGTAAGGAATTCAACATACCTGAAAATGCACCTTATATAGCCTCTTTTTTAGAAAAAATCGGTGAACATATTGCCAGTGAAGGAACGACTACAGAGGCTATAAAAAAAGCAATAAAAGACACTATTAAAAAAAGAAATATTCACTGAAGCTACGCTCTTCTTATATCTGAACAGTCTTAATCGTATACGGTGATGTGCAGAGTGTGACTATGAAAATGTTAACTTTGGATGAATGGGCAGAAGACCGGTACAGGAGCCGCCCGCCTAAACTGGGAACATTACAGCGGTACGCCCGATGTGGTCTGTTTTTCCCACCGGCACAGAAAGAAGGTGGTATTTGGCGTGTGAGAGAAGATGCCGAACTTGTCGGTAATTTAATCTCACCGGTAATCAGCAAAAGTGATAATCCCAGGCTGCAAAGGATTTTAACTGATGGCTGCCAGACCCCGTAAAAATAATATCAATATCCCCAACCTGTACCCATTTTTCAGCAGGAAAACCAGCAAGGTATACTGGCGCTACAGACATCCCGTCACCGGGAAATTCCATTATCTCGGTGACAACGAGGAAGAGGCCAAAATAATCGCGGTTGAGGCTAATCTGCGACTGGCTGAACAGCGAAGCCGTCAGGTAATGGCGATCAGTGATCGGATGGCAAAAATAAAAGGCAAAGAAATCACTGTTAATACCTGGCTGGATCGGTACCAGAAAATCCAGGCGGAGCGTCTGGCAGACGGTGAAATAAAACAGAATACTTTTAAACAAAAACAGAAACCTGTCGCTCTAATGCGTCATGCGCTGTCACAAAAACCATTACCGGCAGTCAATGCCCGTGATATTGCCGATATTCTGGATCAGTATAAGGCCAGTGGTCAGCACCGGATGGCTCAGGTTATCCGTTCGGTATTAATCGATGTATTCAAGGAGGCGCAGCATGCCGGTGAAGTTCCGCCGGGATATAACCCTGCTCTCGCGACAAAGCAACCACGGAGAAAGGTCACCCGGCAACGACTTAGTCTGGAAGAATGGCAGAAAATTTATGATATCGCCTGCAAGGACCATAAATATCTCGGAAACGCCATGTTGTTGGCTGTAGTTACCGGACAGCGCCTCGGAGATATTTCAGAAATGAAATTCCGTGATATATGGGATGACCATCTGCATGTCATCCAGCAAAAAACCGGAACACGGCTTGCTATCCCCCTATCTCTCCGGTGTCAGGCACTCAATATCAGCCTGCGGGATGTGATTGCCGGATGCCGTGATCTGTATGTCAGTAAATATTTAGTCCACTACACACGAAACACATCACAGTCACAGCCCGGCGGACAGGTAACCGCAAATACTCTGACCACCAACTTTAAAAAAGCCAGGGATAAAACCGACATCGATTGGGGAGAAGGAACACCGGCAACATTTCATGAAATGCGGTCATTATCGGAGCGTTTATACCGGGAACAGGGAATTAATACCAAAAACCTGTTGGGTCATAAAAACCAGCAACAAACCGATAAATATCATGATGATCGTGGCAAAGATTGGATAAAGGTCTTGATCTGATATTTTATTGGCCCATAGTTGAATTCGTATATCTGCCTTTCAAACTGCATATCAGCTTTGTGCCAAAAGAGGACCTTTTACCCTTACATGTGTATAAGCTCGTCCTCAGTCCTAAATTCTCAACGTATCGATAACTGCTCGCAGAGCAGGCGACACATTGCGGTGCGGATAATATAGAAATGAGCCTTCCAGGCGTTGGCTGTAACGTTGTAAAACTCTGATGAGCGAACCCTGTTCTAAATCATCAGATACCAACTCTTCGGGAACATAAGCCAATCCCAGGCCCAGCCTGGCTGCTTTGGCCTCCATATAGCTGTCAGCGAAAATCCACTGCCCCTGCGGCCGATGGGTGATTTTTTTACCGTTATGGTGAAGTTCCCACGAGTACAGTTTCCCGTCGCCAAACTGATAAGCGATGCAGGGATGAACCGCTAAATCTGCGGGGGCTTGCGGAAAGCCATAGCGACGAAAATGATCAGGCGTGCCGACAACAGCCATCTCCATGTCAGGGGAAATACGCACAGCAACCATGCCACTACCTACTTCAGGCCCCAGGCGAACACCCGCATCAAACCTCTCGGCAATAATATCGACAAATCGGCTTTCGCTAATAAGTTCAAGTCGGATATCCGGGTAGCTCTTCTTAAACACCGCAAGCTTTGGCAGAAGCAATTTATCAATAGCATGCTGACTGGCATTGATGCGTACCGTCCCCGATGGGGACTGGCGATAATGAGCCAGCGTGTCCAGCCCCATATCTAAAGCGTCGAATCCTGCTTCAATGGTCCGGTAGAGCTTTTCACCAGCATGGGTGAGCGATAATCTGCGCGTGGTGCGTACCAGGAGCTGAACACCCAGTCGTTCTTCAAGTTCCCGTACTGAACGACTTATTCCTGATTGTGCCAGGCCAAGGCGATGTGCTGCGGCTGTAAAGCTCCCTTCCCGTACCACCTGCATGAACAGGTACAAATCGTTATAGTTTTCCCGTTTTGCCAT